CCGGGCGTTGGCGTTTTTCGCTTTGCGGGCTTGTTCGTTCACCTGTTCGGGTTACCTTTCCTTAAATGTTTGTAACGATTTGCTGAAAAGGGCCGATTTGGGCATTAAATGCGCCCTTATATATGTAGAAGCTAAAAGCAAAAGCGGCTTGCTAGCTAGCGGGTCGCTGTTAAAGCAGCGACCCGCGCTAAAGCTTAGCTGCTTTAGACCGGCGGTTTTTAGACCGCCGGTCGTATACAGTGTAGTGAGAGCCCGTGAGGTGTCGGGGCTCTCACGCTTCCCTGGTTTGACCTTTCTGTCCGTCGGTCAAGGCTGCTGTTGTGCGGGGGTGTGTTTGCTGTGCGTGCGTGTGCGGGGTGTGGTGCTGTGTTGGATGTTGGGCCTCCGCGGCGGGGCCGGCCGCGTCAGTACTGTTCGGATGTGTGTCGTCTGGGCCGGGTGCGGGGGCGGGGGGTCAGGTACCGTCCGGTGGTTCCGGCGTCGGCGGCGGAGGTAGAGCCCGATATGCCGGCGGATGCGGTGGTGTGGCGTCGTGCCCGGGCGGCCAGGTTGGCGGGGGTGGCTGCGTGGGAGGAGCGTCTGCGGGCTTGGAAGCGGGCCCGCGGTATTTTGCCGGTCGTATAGATTGAGTGTAGGGCTGCTGCGGTTTGGCGAAGCCTAGCCAGTTGGCGAACTTGCGCCACCACCGGATGCGCGGTTCCTCGTCTGTGTAGGCGGTCCAGGGGAAGAAGGCCAGGTGTAGCGCCCAGAGCCGTTCCTCGATCCTGTCGTGTGTCTTCCTGTGGACGAACCAGGAATGCGCGGCTATGAGCTGGGTTGCTATGAGAATCCAGACTGCGATGTGCCAGGGGTCCAACGTCTAGTCCTCTTCGTCTGCGATGCGGGCGAGGTACCAGCGGCCGGCGGCTAGCCGGCTGGCTACTGTGTAGCCCAGTTCCGGCAGGGTGCCTTTGGCGCGCATGTCGTCCAGGATTCTGAGCGCCTCGCCGAGGGCGGCGAGGGCCTCGCATACTTGCGTCTTCGGTGTCTTGGTCATGCGCGGGATCATACAAGTACGTTGTTGACAAGTCTATACGGGGGTCGGCTGTGGGAGCGGATCGTAACTTCGTTCAGCCCCAGGACCCCCGTAAGGATCTGTCGGCGGCAGCGGCTAAGGCCCGCGTGTTGGATTTGCTCGCGAAGGGCGAGCTGGTTTCGACGGCGATGCACATGGTCGGCCGGAAGCCGGGGACGTACCGGGAGTGGCGGAAGCGGGACGAGGAGTTCCGCCGCCAGGTGGAGTACTTGCGGGATGTGGCGGGCCGTACCCGCGGTGAGGGTTCCCGCAGGCCGGTGCCGGACTTCCCGGAGTTCTGCGAAGCCTATCTAGGTCAACCCCTGGGTGAGCACCACTTGCGGATTTGGGATGCTTTGAATGGGCGTGAGCCGCGGTCGTTGCACCCGTCGATGAATTACCGGCCTGGTTGGCCTGAGCGGCTTTTGATGAACGTGCCGCCGGGGCACGGGAAATCGACCGTGTTTACCGTGAACTACGTTGTGTGGCGGATCCACCGGGATCCGAACATCAAGGTCATCATCATCAGTAAGTCGCAGCCGATGGCGAAAAAGTTCTTGGGTGCGATCAAGTTCCGGCTCACTTCGTCGCTGTACCACGATATGCATGTTGCTTTCGCCCCGGATGGGGGTTGGAAGGATCCTGACAATTCGTGGACGACCACTGAGATTTACGTTCAGGGCAAGGGCGACGGGGAGAAAGACCCGACGGTTCAGAGCTTGGGACTCCGAGGCCACATTTACGGGGCCCGCGCGGACCTGATCGTTCTTGACGACATTGTGACGCTGGAAAACGTTGGGCAGCATGAGGCGCAGTTCGAGTGGATCGCGCAGGAAGTGATCTCGCGCCTTCCGGAGAACGATAAGGGTCAGCTTCTGGTTTGCGGTACGCGTGTTGCCGCAATGGACCTTTACAAGTTGCTGCGTGACGATTTCAAGGATTTCGACGACGGCGACGTGTTTACCTATTTGGCGCAGCCTGCGGTGTTGGAGTACGCGGATCGGCCGTCCGATTGGGTGACGTTGTGGCCTCACACCCGCGGCCGTGAGGGCGAACGGGTGCGTAAGTGGGATGGTAAGGCGTTGTCGAAGCGACGCGCGGAGATGCGCGACGACCGCCGTTGGGCGCTGGTGTACCAGCAGGCCGATATCGCCGACCATTCGACGTTCCCGCCGGAAGCGGTTGAGGCGTCGATGAATGGCCGGCGGCTGCCGGGTCCGTTGAAGCCGGGCGCCTGGGGGCACATGGCGACGATGGACGGCTGTTACATCATCGGGGGTGTTGACCCGGCGACGGTGGGGTACACGGCGGCGCTGATCATGGCCGTGGACCGGCACTCCGGCCGGCGGTACGTGTTGGACGGGTACAACCGGCGGAACACGACGCCGGCTGAGCTGCGGTCCATGATGAAGCATTTCACCGAGAAGTATGGTGTCCGCGAGTGGCGGGTGGAAGTCAACGCGTATCAGCGGGCCATCATTCAGGATGAGGAGTTGAAGCAGTGGCTTTACTCCCACGGGGCGATCATCAAGGGCCACTACACGACGTCTAACAAGTTCGACCCCGATTTCGGGGTCTCGTCCATGGCGACCCTGTTCCTCTCGTGTGTTGAAGGCGACCCGGCGAACGGACGCAACTGGACGCGGGTTCCGAACGGCGGACTGATCGAGTTGCCTAACAAGCGAATGTCGCAGGTCGTTTCGACGCTGTGTGAACAGCTTGTGGTGTGGCAGCCGGGGCAGAAGAACTTGATCCAAGACCTTGTCATGGCTTTGTGGTTCTGCGAGTTGGCGGCCCGGGATTACATCGGTGTTGACGGCCCGCACCGCGGCACGCATTGGACTAGCCCGTTCATGTCGCGCCGTGACAGGGACGCGCAGGTTGTTGTGGATCTGAACGAGCTTGAGGCGGAACTGGCGTCCCCTGAGCAGCTATCCGGTTAAGGAGAGGGTTCCGCATGGCGGCTGTTGACACGACGGTGGCGCGGAAAGTTAAGTCTCTTCGCGACCGGAGTATCCGTCGGGACGCGGCGATGATGCGTGTCCGCATGGTCCGTGACGGGCAGATTGAGCTTTTGCAGCCGGAGTCGTTCAACGACCGGTGGCCTAAGAGTGTGGTGGCCAACTTCATTGACACTGCGGCTCAGGACACGTCGGAAATGTTGGCGCCGCTGCCGGCGTTGAACTGTGCTAGCGGCACTATGCGTTCGGACGCGGACAAGTCGCGGGCAATGAAGAAGAACAAGATCGCTAACCATTACTGGGAGCAGTCTTGTTTAGAGAACCGCATGTATGCGGGCGCCGACCGGTTCCTGTCGTACGGGTTCCTGCCGTTCTACGTTGAAGTCGATTACGACCGGCAGACGCCGATCATCCATTTGGATGATCCGATGGGCGCCTACTACGATAACGACCGGTTCGGCCGCACACGCACCTACGTGAAGGTGTGGAGGGAGGCCGCCGCAACCCTGGCGGCCCTGTTCCCCGAATATGCTACGGCGATCCTGACCCCGTCTAAGCCTAGTCTTCGGGTCGGCGAGGACACCGAAATTGAAGTGATCCGGTACTGCGACGACGACAAGGTCGTCCTGTATCTGCCGGACCGGCAGGGGCTTGTGCTGGCCCGGTATGCCAACCCGATTTCCCGCTGCCCGGCGCAGGTCGCCGAGTGGCCCACCCTTTCCGGGTTTCCTCGGGGCCGGTTTGACGATCTGATTTGGGTGCAGTTGGCGCGGTCCGTCATGGCGCTTCTGGCCATGGAGGCGGGCTGGGAGGCGGTGAACGCCCCCATCCAGCTCCCCAAGGACGCGTCGCGGATGCCGATGGGTCCGAAGTCGATTATCCGCACCGACGGCGCCGTCCGCCGCGTGCCTCTGGAGATCCCGCAGTCGGCTTTCGAGATCGGCGCGACACTCGAACAGGAGTTGCAGCAGGGCGCCCGCTATCCTGGCGCCAGGTCCGGGCAGGTCAACGCCTCCGTCATCACTGGCCGAGGAATCCAGGAACTCCTCGGTTCTTTCGACTCGCAGGTGCGCAAAGCGCAGGCTGTCATCGGTGACTCGCTGAAGCTGATCACGTCGGTGGCGTTCGAGGTTGACGAGAAGGTCTTCGGCTCAAGCACGAAGACGATCAACGGTGTTCTGAACGGCGAGTCGTACCAGTTGACGTACACGCCGGCCCGGGACATCAATGGCAATTACGTCTGCGACATTACCTACGGTTTCGCGGCGGGCCTTTCAGCGCAAAGCGCCGTAGTCCTAATGCTCCAGCTCCGCGGAGACAACCTGATCTCGCGGGATACGGTGCGCCGGCAGCTTCCGTGGGCCGTAGACGTGGACCACGAACAGCGCACCATCGACGTGCAGGAAACCGAGGACGCGCTCAAGCAGGGCCTTTTCGCCTACGCGCAGGCTTTAGGCCCCGCCATTCAGGCGGGCATGGACCCGAACGAGATCGTTAAGCTTATGGTTGCCGTCATCCAGGGCCGCCGCGACGGCAAGTCGCTGGCCGATGTGGTGGGCAACTACTACGACCAGCGGGCACAGGAACAGGCCCAGGCCGCCGCAGAACAGCCCGCCGGCCCCGGCGGGGGTGGGGCGCCCGGGATGCCGGGCGTGCAGCCCTCGGGGCTCCCTGAGGGCGTCGCCCCAGGGCAGGCCGGAATGCCACCTGGCGGCCTCGCCGGCCTGGTGAACCTGCTCGCCGGCACGCGAGGCGCCAGTAACGCGCCGGTCATGAACGCAACCGTGTCTAAGCGGATTGCTACCGGCTAAGACGGGGGGTGGGCACGTGGAACCCATGGAACCTATGGATCCGCTCGCCGGGCTACCGGAGGGCGCCGTGCCGCTGGAATACATCATTTCGGTGAAGGCTCTCGACGAGAACGGCTACGTGTGTCTTTACACGCAGCGTTCCGGCGGCTGCACGCCATGGGAAGCGCTCGGTATGGCGGTCTCGCTTGCCGATGGTTTGCGCGCCGAGCTGGTAGCCGATGACGGCGGGGAAGGGGAATAGCGGTGGCTGGTGTTGGCGGATACGAGGCGCCGCGTAACCCTGCCCCGGCTTCCGGGCCGGGGAAGCTTGCCCGCCGTACTGACGGCGGCCCGGCGCAGTCCCAGGCCACGTACACCGGCCTCCCCTACGGTCAGGCTGGCGCCCTGGCGGCGCAGCAGCGTGGGGCGCCGATGAGCCAGGCCGATTCTGTGCCGTCCATGTCTGTGACGGGGCTGAACGTGCCGTCGCTGCGGCCGAACGAGCCTGTCACGGCCGGCGTGGACATCGGCGCCGGCCCGGGAAGCGAAGCCCTCGGCGCGACCGCCCAGACACCCACCGGGGAACTGTCGGGGCTGCTCTATCAACTTTCCGCCACGGACCGCACAGGTTCCCTTGCTGCTCTTGCAATGGCGGCGCTAAGCAGAGGACTGTGACGTGAGCGGTGACGACCTGGTCGCCCTGGTCCAAGGCCAGGAGCAGCTACGCCGAGTAGCCAGCAGCTACGACGGCTTCGCGGACGAACCCGGGCTGGTCTCCGCCCTGGCCCAGTCCGGGGCCACCACCAGCCAGATCCAATCCGTGGGCGGCTTCCTCAGAGGCATGCAGCTCA